GATGGACTTGAGCAACTTCCGCATCGTCATGCCGGAAGTTCAATGATGGGCAAGATCGTAAACCGCCAAGAACTCGCGGAGACGTTCGGCTACTCGTTGCCGACCGTTTCCGCGTGGGTTGAAGCCGGTTGCCCGGTCGCGAAGCATGGCACACGCGGCGTGTCGTTCGAGTTCGACACCGAGCACGTCCTTCGTTGGCTGCTCGCGCGCGAGCGTGGCGAAGTGAAGGCGAAGGTCGCGGCGACGATCAAGGAAGATGGCGAGGTTATCACTATCGACCAAGCCAAGCTGCGCTACGAAGTTGCTCGCGCGAAGACTGCCGAACTCGACCTCGCGAAGAACATGGAGTTGCTGCGGCCTGTCGCACAAATCCTGAAGGTCATCTCGAATGAGATCGCCAACGCGCGTGCTCGCCTGCTCGGCATTCCGTCCAAGGTCCGCCCGACCGTGCATCTCGAAGTCGGTGATCCCGAAGCCACGAAGAGGATCGTCAACACCATCGAGACCCTGATCCTCGAAGCACTCAACGAGATCAAGGCGCTCGCGGACGAGCCCATTGAGGGCGCTGAAGAACTGCCCCTCATTGAACCTACCGAAGAAGAAACTGAAGACGATGTCGAACGATAGTACGCCCTTCAAGCCGTCGTGGATGAAGTGGCCCCCTAATAGCTGCGAAGCATGCACCGGCTGGAAGCAGGAAGGCGATTGGAACGGCGTCTGCAATCAGGTGGAGTCCATCCACTACGCATCGCAGACTGACGCGCGCATGCGTTGCTTCGCCTATAAGCGGAGGCCCGATGCATAGCGTCGCGGTCGTCGGCGAATACACTGCCGATCCGCGCTATGAGGCGCGGCTTCGCGCGCAGGTTCGCGAGATCATCTCTCAATCGTTTAGCCCGCCTCCGAAGCTGACTGTTTCGGAGTGGGCGGACGAATACCGCTATCTGTCTCCTGAAGCGTCCAGCGAGCCCGGCAAGTGGTCTACGGCGCGCGTTGAGCCGTCGCGCGGCATCATGGACGCGTTCGCCGATCCCGAGATCGAGATCGTAACGTGCATGGTCGCCGCGCAGACCGTGAAGACCGAAGTCATCAATAACGTCGTCGGCTTCCACGCACATCTCGACCCCGGCCCGATGCTCATTCTGCAACCGACGTTGCAGATGGCCGAAGCATACTCCAAGGATCGTCTCGCGCCGATGATCCGCGACACGAAGGAACTCGCCGAGAAGATCGGGCACAACGCGCGCGACTCCGAAGACACGATCCTTCACAAGAAGTATCCCGGCGGTCATATCACGATGGCGGGCGCGAACTCGCCTGCATCGCTCGCGTCGCGTCCTATCCGTATTCTGCTCTGCGACGAAGTGGATCGCTATGAGGCGAGCGCAGGAAAGGAAGGCGACCCGGTCTCGCTCGCTATCGAGCGAACCACGACGTTCTGGAATCGCAAGATCGCTCTCGTATCGACGCCGACCATCAAGGGCGCGTCGCGCATTGAGTCGTCGTTCGAGGAAAGTGATCAGCGCCGCTACTTCGTCGCGTGCTCGAAGTGCGGTCATTGGCAGCATTTGAAGTGGAAGCAAGTACGGTGGCCTGCCGACAATCCGATGGCCGCGAAGTATCATTGCGAATACACCGATCCCGACACCGGCGAAGCGTGCGATCACGGTTGGTCCGAAGCCGAGCGCCTGAAGGCAATCTCGCGCGGCCGATGGATCGCGACGAAGCCCGAAGTTAAGGGCCATGCAGGCTTCCATCTCAACCGTATCGCATCGCCCTGGCGCGCTCTCGGCGAGATGGCGCGCGACTTCGTCAATGTGCGAAAGCATCCCGAGCGATTGAAGACGTGGGTCAACACGCGCCTTGCAGAGACGTGGGAAGAGCGTGGCGAGCGCGCAAACCCTGACTCGATCTATGAGCGTCGTGAAGAGTACGACGCGGCTGTCGTGCTTCCGGCTGGCGTCGGCGCGATCACTGCGGCCGTTGACATTCAGGATGACCGCGCAGAAGTCGAATGGGTTGGCTGGGGGCTCGACGACGAGTCGTGGTCGCTGGACTACAAGGTCCATTATGGCGTGCCGAACACGCCGGGCTTTTGGGAAGTGGTCGATGAAGCGTTGCTACGGACGTTCAATCATCCGTCCGGCATCGTTATGCGCGTGGAAGCGTCCTGTATCGACGCGGGCGGTCACTTCACGCAGCATGTCTACAATTTCGTGCGCACGCGCCTTGTCCGAAGAGTGTATGGCATTTTCGGACGCTCCGGCGCGAACCGACCGATCTGGCCCGCCAAGGGCACGCAGCACAAGGGCAAGAACGTCACGATCTTCATTCTTGGCGTCGATCAGGGCAAGGATATGCACTACAAGCGCCTCGAACTGAAGGAACCCGGCCCCGGCTACTGCCATTATCCGTTGCAGGAGCACTACGACAAGAAGTTCTTCGACGGCCTCACGGCTGAAAAGGCCATCCTGAAGGTCGATAAGAAGGGCTTCACCGTCAAGGAGTGGCACAAGGTTCAAGCCCGTAACGAACCGCTCGATCTGCGCGTCTATAACATCGCGGCGCGCCTCTCGCTGGGGATCAACATGGAACGCCGGATCATGGCCCTCCGTGCCGCTGCTGCAAACCTTATGAACCGCGCGCCGGTCAACGTGAGCAGCAATCCCTCGTCACAGGAAGAGCCGTCCGCCGCCCCCGCGACGGGCCGTCGCCGCATCCGCTCCCGTGGCGTTGAAAGATAGACGGAACCGCGCTATGGCTCACAATATGACGAATGACGAGATCAAGGAAGCCCGCGCGAAGTTGGGCGCTATGTGGAAGCCGGGCGGTGGAATGGCGCGAGCCCTTGGCTTGTCGGAGGATCACGGCGACGATCACGTCTATAACATGGAGCGCGGCAAGACCGCCGCGTCCGGCACCGTCGTCATGCTGATCCGCACGTATCTCGGCGGCGCTGTTCCCCCCGATGACGTGGTGATCTTCGACCGTAAGTAGCCCTCTCAGGCTATCCGATCAGTCTCTTTCGATGCGCTCATGTCCCGTAGCTTCGGGACATGGCAAAGAGCATCGAAGAACAGCTTGAAGAGACCCTGAAGGCCATTGGCGTAGTCGAGTCCAATGGTCAGCGGTACACGATCAAGGATCGTGAACTCTGGCGCGCGGACCTGAAGACCCTCGACGCTCGCGCCACGAAGCTGAAGCAACAGCTTGAACGGCAACAGCGCGGTGGCGTCCGCATTCAGCGGGTGATTCCGCTGTGATCAAGCCCATCGCCCCGAACTTTATGGATCGCATGCTTGCGAGCGTCGCACCGACGTTCGCGCAGAAGCGTTACCATGCTCGCCTCGCCTTCAATTCTGTGGGCCAGTACGCCGGTGCGCGTTCCGGCCGTGCGGCGCTGAAGTCGTGGCGCACCAACGCCGGATCGGCCGACTCGGACAGTCTCGGCGATCTGCCGACCTTGCGCGCTCGCTCGCGCGATCTTGTTCGCAACAATCCCATCGCGGCTGGCGCTCGTCAGACCTCGAAGATCAACGTCGTCGGCTCCGGCCTGCGCATGCGCGCCAAGTTGAATGCCAAGCTGCTCGGCTTGAGCGACGATGCGGCCGAAGCGTGGGAGCGTAACACCGAGACGCTGTTCGCCTTGTGGGCCGAAAGCAAGTGCGCCGACATCACGGCCACGCAGAACTTCTACGAACTTCAGGGCCTCGTCTTCAACTCGGCGTTCGAGTCCGGCGACGTGTTCACGCTGCGCCGCTCGCCCAAGCACAAGCGTAACATTGTGCCGCTCGCCATCGACATCGTCGAGGCCGACCGCGTCGCTACGCCGAACCAAGAACAGGGCAACTACCTTGTTCGCGATGGCGTCCGTATCGACGAAGACGGCGCTCCCGTGTCCTATTACATTCTCAACGAGCACCCCGGCGACTCGCTGGGCGCGCAGTTGTACGGCTTCAAGGAAGTCCCGGCGTTCGGCGCGAAGAGCGGCGAGCAGATGGTGCTCCATATCTTCGACCGTCAACGTCCCGGTCAGAACCGTGGCGTGCCGCAACTCGCCCCGGTCGTCGAACTGCTGAAGCAACTCGACCGCTACACCGAAGCCGAGTTGATGAAGGCTGTCGTGGCGTCGTTCTTCACCGTCTTCCTGAAGACGGCGGGCGAC